TTAAATAAAAATCATTTGAAGTACTTAAAGCATCTGTAGATGATGTTTTAAAAGTAAAATATAAATCTTCATCAGTTAATATGTGTATTTTATGATACCCATCTACTCTAACTGTTGAAGTTGATGAACCAACTGTAGCGGCTGACTGGACCTGCCAATCGCCTGCTGTATCCGCAGCTAATGATTCATGTGCTCTAAATTTTGTTATATCTGCCATTGTATTCTCCTGTTATTAAAATTCAGCTTGGGGGGCGAGAATAATCCCTATCTGAATTTATTACATAAGACTAACTGATTTAAGTACTCTACTTCCACCAGTTTTATCTCTTTTTCTCATTCCAAATCTTTTTATAGCGTCATCAAATTTCATCTGATGGGTATTAGATAATTGCATTGATACGGCTATAAGATTAGCATCTTGAGCATTACCTGCTTTATCCATATATAAACATTTTTTTACATAATCTACTACAGCTAAATGCATACTATTATCTAAATCTATTTCATCATTTATAGATACAACACTATTAGGTTCCGCGTAATAATGTAATAATAAACCATCTGATACTGATTCTGAAATAGCTTTCCATTGTTTACGAGAAATGCTTCTTGTATCGCCATCACTATCTACATTAGTTACTAAACAAAATTTATCGCCTTCGATAAACCATCTAGCGTTATCTTCTGGAAATTTTATATTACTTGCCATTACTTATCATCCGGGTTTTCTAATGCTGATTCACTTGTAGCATCCATTAATAAAATATTTTTATCTATTAGTCTGGGAATTTGAATATAATCCCCATCATCATCCATTAAATCTACTCTATAAACTCTATTCGCTTCAAGCTTATTATTGCTAGAATCTGTAGCAGAATCTCCAATATTATAAAACATTTGATTAGCTACTGTACTCATTTTAGCTTGAACTGGTTTAGTGTTATATAAACCAATTTCTACTAATGCGTCATTAACAAGATTTAATATATAATTTTCAGGTATATCAGGAAATACTTGACGTATCCTACTAACTAATTGTTTAACTGATATTTTATGAACAGCCATTATGATTGATAACCTCCAATAAGTTTTTGTAAACCAGACTCATAATCAGATTGTAATTTCGCTTGTTGTTTTTCATACCAGGTATAATGAGCTGTATCAACAGATAATCTTGATTGGACTTCATTAGAGTACCCTTGAGCAATTTCTATTTTAGACCTAATTTCATCTCCAAATCCTCGAGCTGTAGATACATAAGCTTGGGCAGTATTTATATACCCTTGAATTGATTGAGTCTTAGCTGAACTAAAAGACGCTCTAGCATTAACTTCATTAGAATATCCCTGAGCTTGACTTATATATGCTTGAGCTTCCGAAATATAAGCATTTCCTTGAGATATTATTGATTGAGCTTCTTGAAGATACGCATTACCTGCTGTTATTCTTGATTGAGATTCTTGTCGTTTCGCAGCAGATTGTTGTAACCTAATATTAATTTCAGCGATATATCCATTAGCTATTTCAATTTTAGTTTTAACTTCATTTGCATATCCTTGAGCATTAGCATTAAATCCACTAGCCTGAGATGCATATCCATTAGCTACTGACATATAACCTTGAGCAGCTGCAATTTCACCATTCCATACAGTAGATTTAACATTTATCCATCCATATCTAGTAGATGCTTCTGATGAAAATGCATTAACCTCCTTAATAAGAGTATCAGCCATTGTATTCCATTCAGTAATATACATTTGAGCGATTTTTAAATCTGAATCAGCCGCATTTAAAGTCGTTTGGGCTTGTTGTATTCTACTACTAGCTAATTCAATATCTTCATCAGTCAAAGCTGAATCTACATCTGCGAGATTGGCGGCTAAATCATAAGCCGCGTCTGGAAAATTCCCATTAATATAAGTAACTGCTCTATCAACATAAGTTTTAACACCTGTCATTCCAGTACCAGTAGTATAAGTATCTTGGTCTCCAAACAATGATGGGTCTCCAACAGTATCTCTGAATTTTTGAGCTGCTGTTTCCATAGCATCAATAGCATTTTTTATATCAGAACTACTGCTATCAGTAAGAGTTATGGCTTCACCAATTTCTGTTAAAGCATCATCAATTTCTTGATTTGCATTTGCCATTTCTGTAGCCATATTTGAAAGTGCGGTTTTAGCTTTATCTACTTCACCTCCAATCTCATCACAAATAGCCTGCGTTTCATCTAACTCTGTTATTATTTTAGCAGCGGCAGTATTTACAGCTCCTTCTGAATCTGTTTCTCCTAAATCTAATAGAGCGGAAGATTTATCAATTTCTACACTACCTTCAACAATTACGTTGTCAACCTTATCAAATTCCGCACTTGCTTCAACAATAATATTATCAACTTTATTTAATTCTGTAGTTATAGCATCAAGAGCAGTTTCAAAATCTCCTCCATTATCTGTTTGAGTAGCTAATTCAGCAGCTTCTGTTTTAGCTAAAACAACTTCTGCTTTTGCAAGAACTAAATCAGCATCTATTTTATCACATACAGCCTGAGTTTCATTTAATTCAGTAGTTATAGCGGTTAATGCAGTTGTTATATTAGAATTAGATGATTTATTACCTAATACATTTTGTAAAGATTTTATAGCTCCATATAATACTACAAGATATTCAGCCTCATCTGGAAATACACTTATAGCTGAATCTCCATAAGCTACAGAAGGATATTGAACTTCATCATATTTACATGAACCACCTTGAGGTAAAACATTTATTTTATTATTTTCAATATAAAAAACAGGGTCACTAGTAGAGGCATATTGCATTTCATCAGGGTCATTAGCATATCCTTTTAATTCAGGTTCTATAGCTCTACATTTTTTATCATAATCTCCATCATTTCTATACACTCTAAGTACTTTACCAGTATTTAATGTTTCAGCTTCACTACCTGGCATAACAGATGTAAATGTTTGCTGAGAAGCACATAAATCTAATTTATTAGAAGGAAGTATATTTATAATTTCTTTAGCTCCATCAGTAAGAAATTGAGTTAATTCAGTTTGATTTGGAGCACTACTTCCATCTATTGATAAACTTGTTAAACCTTCTACTTGAGCTTCAAAAGTTGCCATTATGCACTCGCTATAAATAATTCAACATTAACTGCATTTGAACCAGGATTTACCTGTATACTACTTATATCAGCCATAGTTCCAAAACTAGGACTTGTATCAGCTTCTGATAACATTAAACCATCAGCACTACCAAGAACATGACTTTGACCAGCAGCTAAATTTACTTGATATAAAGTAGCTGCTCCAACTACAGCTAATTCTACCGCATTAGAACTATCTAGATTTGTAATCCTAATATATTTTGAATCTTCAATGTCAACAGCTCCAGCTGCTCCATAAGCATTTGAGTTAAAAACAGCTATAGTAGTTGTTTGACTCGCAGCACAAGTTACAATTCTTTTTAATATTTCATTTATACTTGAAATCTCTAATGTTCTTTTAGAACCATAATCTTGATTATCAAGTATTATTTCTTCATGTATTTTTACTTTTAAAGTAGCCATTATATTTAACCTAAAAATTTATTCTTATATTTAGAATAATTTACTTTATTTCTATGTTTTATATCTTCCTCAACTGTTGTATTTGTTAATTCAATATCTGTTCTTTTACCTAAAGCACTCATCATATATAAATTTGTAGTGAATTTAGATTCAGATGTTTTATTACCACAATTACGACAATAAAACCATCTTTCAGGATTGGGTGAATCACAATGAATACAAATCATTATGTACCTGCTACTACAGTTGTCATTACTCTATCTCCTCTTAATACAGATTGAGTAATTGATATAATCTCATTATTAGTTGAATCTAAACTAGCAACATAATCTTTTATATCCCTAGCTATTGTTCCTGCATCACTAGCTTCAGTACTTGTATTAGCGTAGTGAATAAAAACTTTTACTTTTACATTTCCATATGCTGCCATAATAAATCCTTTTAAATTTTTTTTAGATTCGGGGGCCGCCCTTTATACGACAACCCCCACAGTTCTAAGGACTGTTTAACTTATTTATTCAGTTTATGATGTAGTAACAGCTCCATCTTTACCAGATTGACCATTTAAAAACCAATGTCCGCCATAAGCGTCAAGTTCTATATAATCACCTTTTAATGCTGATGTTCCTATAATAACATTAGAAACACCAGTAGCGCCATCAGCACTTGAACCTGGGCCATCATCGCCAGTATCAACTTCGGTTTCATTAACTTTACCAAATACAATAGCACTTCCAGCAGCGATAGTTACCGCTCCAGTTGGAGTATTTTCTTGTACCCAGAATTTATAATTAACACCATCTTCAATACCAGAACCAGTTGGTAAGGTAATTGAAAAAGCTCCACCTGAAGATTCTAAATAAAACTCTTTACCACTATCAACAGCAGTAAGAGTTCTAGCAGCACCTACAAGTTCTACTTTCTTTTTCCAATTACTTTGACCACTATTTACATTTAGATAATCACTTCTCATTTTACACACCCTCCAAATTAATCAAAGCATGAGTTTCAGGAAGAGAAACTTCAAGACCACATTCTGTAAGAATCATGTCTTTTCTCAAATCCTCAT